TTGATAATGCCTTGATCGGTTGGCTCTGGCACAGAGTCCCCCTCAGTTGTCGTGCAGTCATGCTGCTGGTCACCCACAATCGTAGGGGGTGGGTGTGACAGAAGCAAGCATGGGGCTGGAGGGTAGGTGCCAGGTGGGAGTTAGCCCCCGCACACTCACCGAGGGAACCTACCCCCCGCCCCTATGTCAGTTCGCGAGTGAGGCGTTCCCCTTGTTGCCGACCTGCTTCGCCAAGATTGCTTTCACGCCACTCAGCAACGCAGCACCAGCCGCGATGCCGGCGCTCTTAGCACTCGACAGGTCTGTCAAAACGAAAACGGAAAGCCCGGCCTGCAACGCTGTTGCGACCAGTCGTTCAATCATGTCCCGTGTGAAAGTCATCGTTACCATTTCTCCTTTGGGTGTCTCACAAATATGGGTGCCTGGATGGACAACCCATGCTCAGGTGTGCAGACGAGGAAAGCTTGCTGCGGTTCCTCATCAGGATAGTTCATCAGCCGACTGAACTCGTCCGGGCCTTTCAGACTCCCGTTACAAACGAACCCCGCAGTCGGAGCAAGGATCAGTGTGTGGAAATGGCCGAGCATCAGCAGGTCGAACTGTGTGTTGACCCGCTTCTTCGCCTTGAACCTGAACAGCGGAGCGAACAAACCACCCAGCCCTGCACCACCACCACGGATCTGGTCGCCGTGGGTCAGCAGAATCTTCGTGTCATAAATCTCGAATAAACAGTCGGCGCTTTCAGGGATGTCGAAGGTGATCCGCTTATCGGCAGCAAGCTGGTTGGCGATCATCGTGCAGAGCAGCCAGTCGAGGTTGGTCTTGACCCTCAGCTTCATTCGTGGCTTGCGGGTCGTCCGACCGTGGTTGCCTACGACGCACGGCACATGCACCTTACCAAAGTGGTTAGCCAAGGTTACGAGAGCGCCGGCCAGCAGCGGTGCCCAATACACAATCGTGTCGAGGCTGGTTGTCTCGTTGGTTTCGGCAAGTTCCTCATGGATGTCGCCGGAAATCAGGTCGCCGCCAAGGCAGACGACTGCCCCGTCGATGGTGATGCCGGCAACGTAGTCCCGGGACATTTCCAACATCTTCTCGGTCCAGCGTTGAAGCCGCTGCTCTGCGATCTGCCGGTTGTAAGCGTTAGCGCCGTCGATCTCGGCAGGCTCCACGACTTCATCGAGGTGCAGGTCGGAGAGCATGGCAAGCACCGTGGCTGTGGATTTCTTCGGGTGCTTGGGGGTCAGCCAGCTTGGGGGTTTGCCCGGTGGCTTCTCGAACAGTTCGAGCCTGGCGACCAGCGAAACTTCGGAATCCCGTAGTTCTTGGAGTTGCTTTCGTGCGACAGCAAGATCGGCTTTGGCCTTACTGTGCGCTCGTTCGACCCGGGTCAGCCGGTCTAAGAGAACGGTGCTTTCACCGAACTCTTGTAATGATTCAACCAACTGCCAGCTTCTTGCGTGCGTCCACCAGATGCTCGCATTTCGATGGCGTAGCCCCGTCGAAACCTCGGGTCTTCAACCAGTCGGCAATCACTTTCGCCCCGGCGTTGGACGCCATAACCTCATCCACAATCTCTTGGGGAAGCCCGTCGATCCACCGGCCACCGCCAGCGTTGCGCTTCGTAGCTGTGAACTCTGCGAGGCTTAGGGCACCGTCAGAAGCCGACATAACAGGGTGCCCTCCCAGAAAGACCCGTCGTCTGAGTACCGGATTGGGGACATTTCGATGTCTTCAACGGTGACGGTTTCACTTCGGTCCCCTTCCTCGAAGGTGACGGCTGTTGCTTTGGTGACCAAGGTTCGCAGCGCCAGATATTCTACCTGCGAATCGAACCCTGCTGGCGCACCCGCCCCGAAACTGGTGGCAACACGGCCTTGGATGACCAGCGGAGCGATGATTTCCTCTAGGCGTGGTGGCTGCGGACGGGCGTCAAGACTCCACCGTTCCAACGTGGGTCCGACCGTCGTGTCCGTGCCCCGGGTCATTGTGACTTTCACTTGGAAGGTTTCAGACGCCGGATCGGCAGCCGCGTAAGGAGTCTCAACTCCGGTTCCGGTTAGCACCATCGCTGTGGAAGTGTCCACCTCGTCGGTCACAGTGATCGTCGTTGTACCATTCGTGCCCGGACCCAAGCCCCGGTAGTTGGTGCCCGAATCTGCGTAGTCGAGGCCGGCTGTTTGGTAGTCGATGCCAGCCCCAGCAAGGCCGGCCAATGCCCTAGCGAACCTACTCGACACGGTGCGGGCTATCTTCGGCGCAACAGTACCGAATGTGACCACCCCGGCGGTTAGCTCCGCGCTTGCTGAAAGAACCCCGGCTGTTGATTCCCCGTAAAGCTCCCCGTTGCTGTCGGTGAACAGCACCTTGTTCTCGAACACTTCGATACTGGTGACGTTGCCGTAGGAGTCAGAGTCGTGGGCGAGGAACCGGCAGTAGGCGGGGACCAGGGTGTCCACGAAGATCGTCAAGTCTGCCTTCCAGGTGTCACCGTTGCTGGTCCCCCAGTAGGCGTACTGGCCGGAGATCCTTGTCGAGTGGGCTTTCCCGCCGTCGTCTATCACCGGGCCGAAGGTCACGGACTGCTGGTCGTTGGTGTTGATGACACCGAAGCGGACGCCAGAAGAAGTACCAACCACCATTAGTTCCCCGAAGGTGTCGATGGAGAACGGCCCGGAGAATGTTTCACCGACCGGTAGGACACCGGCCGGCACCGGGTGGGCGAGCGAACCGTCGGTCGCTGACACGCCTATCGCATACAGGATGCCCTGCCCGTTGTCGTTGTAAGCGGCGTAGAGGGCTTGCGGGCCGCCTTTGATAGCCACGCAGGTTCCGGCCAGGGTCTTGTCGAAGGTCAGCACCGCCCCTGACGAGTTGAGTTCCACGATGCGGGCACCGTCAGCGGACAGGAGCCGGCCGTTGGCGTATTCGATGACATCGCCTGCGAACGATCCGACGGTTGAAGCGGTCGTCGTGTTGGACACGGTGCCCTTCTTCACGGCTGACCCGGTTGTGGCGTACACGCTGGCCCCGTCGGAAGTCCAGTCGGTGATCGTGCCACCCATCGGGGTGACGACGAAGACCGGTGCCGCTGTGCCGTTCGGGTTCGTGTGGTATTTCAGGTCCGACCCGTCCGAATAGTAGAAGACGTCACCGTTGACGAGCCGTGCGTACAGGTTCGAGTTTGATCCTTCTGCTTTGGCTTCCAACGCTTTGCACATCACCAACCGGCCCTTGGTGAAGATGTCGATGTTCTTCGAGGTGTGGAACCTGCGGCGGTCAGAGTCAGCTAGGTCGTAGTGTTCCTGGCCGGAACCGTGCGACCAGTCGGTCTGCGAACGTATCCAATGGCCGACGTTGGACAGCGTGTTCTCACCAACGTCTTCGCTTGTGTCCCGCTGCTCCTTCTGCGCCGGAACGGTGCGACGGCGGTAGGCGCTGTAATCGACTAGATACGGGCGGCCGTTGATGCTGATGTCGTACTGCGGTGTAACCGCCATCGGCTACTCCCCGCTACGAAGCCACTGGGTCGGGTAAAGCTGCGAGAGCCGGGCTTTCTCCGCTTCGATCCTCTCCTGGCGTCGGAACCTGAGGTCGCGTATCGACGCTGAGATGGCCCCCGATTGGACTTCTTCGGAGCGTCTGATCGGTGCTTGCGTGGTGATCGACTCGCGGGCTATCGGCTTGAACGTCATCAGCACCATCGCCGCTCCGATGGGGGGCAGGTCGTATGCCTCGGCGTGCAGGCCCGTGTCGGTCAACGCTGTGGTGGTCAAGGGCAGGGTGGCGAACGGTGCCTTGTATTCGACCCGCACCGTCTGACCGGAAGTGGGTTCATCGGCTAGCACCAGGGCTACCCCGGATGCGAATGTTGAAGTGTCCCGGTTGCGGCGCAGCGACCAGCGGCGAACCTCGGGTTCAGACTTGTCGGCAGACTCGTCGGTGAACGTCACCCGGTGTACCGCTAGGACATCTGAGGCGAGGTTGTACCCCTGTGTGGCCGCCGAATAGGTGAACGGGGGGACCACCTTCACCTGATACAAGCCTTTGGCTGACAGGTCGTTCAGGTCGTCGTTGAGGGCGTCGAGGATCATGTGCGCCGGGTACTGCGGGTTGGCTCGGATAATCGAGTTGTCGTCATGGCCGACCGCGGTAGACGACGCATAACCGCGCATCACCGTCACATCCTGCCCGCTGACAGAAGTCACATACATCAACTCGGTGCCGATCTCAATGATCGCCCCGGGGACTATCGGCCCGGGCGGGAACTCGACAGTGAACGTGGCCCCGGCACCACCAGTGATCTCCCCATCCAACCGGTTCAACGATTCCACGGTGCCCGACAACAACAGATCCCGGGTCCGGTCAATCCAAGTTTGTGCCGTCATCCGTCAACCTTCGGCTCTGCGAGCAGTTTCTCTGTGGCCTTCCGCACCCGCTTGTTCTTCACGACATGACCAGCTTCTACTTCCATCCTAGTCTCAGCGGTCTTCTCCAAATCCGCTGAGTCACGGATACCTGTGGGTTGGAGCCCGTCGTCGCGCAGCCTCTTGTACGCGTCCCGGTCTTTCTCCAACTTCGTCCAGGCTTTCTTCTCGCCGGCCGCACCACTACGGGTAACCATCGCAGACGGGGCGACCATCAACGACCGGGACTTCTCAGCGAACGCAGCCTTCTCCTCAGGCGTGTCATCGCACACCCACCGGTTGTCAACGAAACGAAGCTCACCCACTACCTGACCTCCACACCCACGGACTGACCGGCAGCTACCAGTAGCGCCGCTTCCGTTTCAGACAAGTCGTCCGGGTAGTCATGCCCGCCGTACAACGTGCGGGTGATGGTCGCTATGTCCGCTTCAGTCATCGGCTGAGTGGTGGTAACCGTGGTGTCCGACAGAATCCAGACGTTGCCGCCCTTGGCGCGTGGAGCGTAGAAGCGGGCCAGCCGGTTCTTCGCAGCGTGAGGTTGGTAGTCCGTTTCGCCTTTCGCCAGGTTGGGCAGCGTGTCGGTTGTCGGGGATGTGAACAGTTCTGTTATGTCTGTGAACGATGAGCAGGCAGCGACCGTGGCGACAGTATCGGGGGCGACTGCGGCTGTCCCGGTGGTTGTCGGTGCTGGCACCGCCCCTGTTCCAGCGACCGTCGCTGCGGAGATAACCGTTTCGGTTAGCACGGCGACCGATGGGATGGCACCCACCCCGGCGACCGTGTTCGGGGTGACCTCCGCTGTGCCGACAAT